ATATTATTGTATCGTTACGGAAATTAACGACGCTTTGTAGAAAGAATAAATCTAATATTGCCCGAAGAAATGGGATAGTTGGTGGTAGAAACCACTCGCTTGCTCCTGGCGTTCAGTATGCATCTAAAAATTTTTAAAGCTATCTATGGTCACAATTATAAGAATTATTATTGCGACTTTTATTGAAATTTTAAAATATTTTATGTCTTTTGTGAATATATACAATTTGAGTACGATGGAGATTGAAAAACCTATTGGCTGTTTGACGTTTGAAGAAGCTAAAGAATTGGGATATGAATTATCTAATAATTATTCCCAACTTGATGAAAATACCGGCATGTTGATGCCCTGTAGTTTGAGTGCTATTAGTGATGATGTTTTGTTATCATTCCCTATGAATGATATTACGATTGAATATTTGAGAAGGGCTGGATACTTCCGTATGAAGGCTATGATAAGATCTAAGGTTTATCCTTTGGTCTTTGAATATGATTCTGATTATGGTTTTGTTGAAGTTTTTGTTCCTTGTGTGATTGTGCTTGATAGTGTAAAATCTGTTGCTGAATCTCTTGCTGAGGTTCGAAGTTTTGTTGCTGATATAAATGCTGAAATAGTTGGTGAAGATTATCGTTTTGTTGAAAAAGAAATGATAATAAATCACCAAGTATATCCGTATTTATATAAATTGATGGTGGAGCTAGAAGATGAGTTTTATAGTGAACATGTTTTGTTGCGAAGATTGTTGCAAGTGTGTAATGATGTTGAATCTAATCCTGGCCCTTCTACTTCTGTTTTGTTTAGTAATTATGCCACTATTCATCATGAATTTTATGATTTGAATATACACGAAAATGCTACAGTGGATGCTACGAGCGTTACTTGGAAAGTGAAGATTGAAACTAACTGTGATAAATCATTATCATCTGGTTACAATGAACATCGAAACAAGAAACAAGCTTATGAACTGTGTTATCAACAAATATTGGCGAAAATACCTTTTAGAAAAGAGATTATTGTACCCGAGAGTGAACGACCTACTGAAAGTGCTCATGGTGAAGAATCTGCTGAAGTTGATACTGCGTTACATACTAATCTGGCTGTTACTACTGATCCTTCTGTTGGAATACCTACAAGTGTAGGTGGAAGTTTTTTAACTAAAACTACCACTGAAGCTATAGGAGATTATTCTAATTTGACCGAACAATGGTATTTGATTGATGATTTTGAATGGGATGCTACGGATACTGGTATGTTGAGAGAATATGTGTTACCGCGTGATGTACTTACTGCTAATGTTCCTGCAAATTCCCCACCCTTGATACCCTTTAATGTGAATTATATGTGGTCTGGGGATTTGGAATTGAGAATTGAGACGAAAGCCCAAATGTTTTTGACCGGATCACTGCAAGTTGCTAGTTATTATGAATTGAATGCTGATATTAATGCTGGTTTGAGACGCAATATTTATACTGCATCACAAACAAATCATGTGTTGATAAATGCTGGAGGTTCTAACGAAGCAATTTTGAGAATCCCTTATGTTAATCGACAACCGTTTATACAAACTAAGTTAGACAATTTGAATGTTGCTACTGCCTCTGTGTTGAATATGGTGAATGTTTTGATACAGGTTCTAAACCCGCTTCGAGTGGGAACTGGATCTGCGTCTGTGAGTGTTGCTGTGTTTATTCGATTCATTGATGCTAAGTTTCATGGTAAGCGAGATGGTGCCATTGGTACTATTCCTGTTTCCTTGTCACAAATTAAGGGAGATGGACCTACTCGAGGTCAGAGAATGATTGGATATGACTATGTTGTGCCTGAAGCGTCTCTGTTAGTGGATCTTGGTGTTGCTCTTGCTGAAAAAGCTGTGAACCAGTTTAAGAAGAACAAAAATAGAGATAACCCCCCTGCTGTTGCACCTAGTCAAATTTTGGTGCCTTTACCCGCTCAATCGTGGGCGCATGGAAAAGATATTGCTGAACCGCTTAGACCTTTAAGGCTTGACCCAACTGGTCAAACCCTTCATGATTT